GATGCAGCAGTTAGAGCAGAACGAAAAAAGCAAGAAGAACCACAAGAAGAAAAGTCTAGAGGGCTTCCTGACACTACCCCTCCACCCCAACTTCCTCAAGTTGTTCAACCCCCCCAGGATACTCGGATTATTTCCGATCAACCTACTGCAAATACGAATTTAGGAGTACCTGTAATTGAAGTACCAATTGTCGGAGAAATCCCCGTTCCACCTAAAGAGCAAGTTATTCTTGCTGGCACCACTGCTACTGCTTCTGTTGCTGCGGCTCTTGTTGGCAAGTCTTTGGTGGAATGGATGGTAAAGAAAATGAAACCTGCACTTGAACAAATATTTGTAAGAGGTAAAAAGATTTTAAATAAAGACCTTACCCCATATGAAACTCAAGTATATTTTGCTTTTGAAAAGTCCGTTTCACTCAAGAAAGTCAATAAGTTACTCAAGAAAGAACAGAAGGTAGAGAAGAAACAACAATATAAGAAGTTTCACTCAAAGTGATTACTTCTTACGCTTCGCATCCAGTTCAGCAAAGTTCTTAACTTTTGTACCTCCATCATATTCCCAGGCGTAACCGGAAATAATCATCTGCTCATTGAGTGAGATTGGTTCATCATTAATAAACAAATGACCAATAATTCTTCCATACTTCTCTGTGGAGTCTGGAAGTTCGGTCTTGATTAGAATATTTTTAGCAAATTCACAGCGATGCTTCAACCAATCTTTTGATTCAAGTCCGTATTTCTTTTCGTTTGCATCTGTTGTACGACTTTCTGGGGTATCGATACCAGCAAGACGAATTCGCTTAGTAAGGGAGATATCAAAACCCAAATCAATGTCAGCGTCAATAGTGTCACCATCTACAACCTTGTGAACTGAACGTATTCTATAGACGTAAGGATCTTTGTCGGACATTCTTCAAAATAATTTAAACTTCTCAGTATTTAGTTTGGGGATAGGCAGTTTTTCAAATGCTTTTGATACTTGCTTCTCCACCACAGCACCTACAAACTCTTCTGGATTATCTAGAATTTTTTGTGCTTTCTGATAGGTGATATAAGCACCATAACAAAGTGCTCCACTAATTGCCAGACTTGTCGCTGACAGAATGATTGCTAGATTTTTCATCTTTCATTTCCTCGTGTGCTAATCGTAATATGTAGTAAATTACATATAAAGTAAAGATAAGACTACAACCTAATATTGTAATCACTCCCCAAGGTAATTCCATTAATACTTACCTTCAGTACAATACTCAACTTTCTTATTTGGGTAATAAGGATATTTTCCTTCTTGTGGTTTCATCCATCCACATCCAATCAACCAATCCATAGTCATTGGTGTAGGACGAATTTGATCCCACAGAGGACCTTTGGAGCACATCTCTAACTTTTCTGCAGTTACATTAGATTGCTCCTCTGCCCAGTTAGCATCTGCTTCCCAAGGAACTGCGCGACTTTGCATCATCGATTCATAAGTCAGTCTAGTATTCTTCATTATCCAAGCAGGAATTTCACTGTCTTGATGTACCTGTGCCATAAATGAAGTTTGCAATCCGCCACCCATACAATCTTGAACTACGTGCCATCCCTCGTGCCTCATCGTTCCCAGAAACTCTCTTGGGTCCTTGAGAAGAGTTTCATTTACAAAGAAACGATTGTAATTTGGTTTATATAATCCTACAGTTCTCGGAGTAAAATATCTTTCTGGTGCAACATATACAGGAACATTTACTGCATTAAGAGCAATAATAATTCTTTTTAATTCTTCCCTGAATGGGTCAAAGTCTGGATCTTTTAATAACTCAGAATCTACTGTGAGTTTTTCTACACCCTCAGTACATTCTAGAAGTATCATACAACCCATTGCAGCAGCACTGTATGGTTTTACAGTTGGTTGCGTTGGTGCTAAAGATGATGCTATTGCGGGAAATGATAATGATAAAATTAGACCAACTGAGGTGAGTAACTTTTTCATTCTTTTCACCAACCTTCTTCTTTGTGTATCCAGACTTTCAAATCTTTTACATACTTTCTCAAGATCTGGGCCTGTTCTTCATGCCAAATGTCACCCGTCTCCATGTGAAGACGGGTGTGATTATCTATTGCTTTCAATATTTGATGGATGGGAGCATTCCAACACTCTCGTTTAGGAGTGTTCCATTCTCTTGGCATTGGTATGTAAATGTGTAAATTTGATTATCACTTAGAAATTCAGTTTGACATAAATCTGGTCCAACTAACGTATGCCCAACGATAGTCAAAGTCACAAACTCAATCATTTTTTCTTGCCACCATTCTTTGCTTTATTAGCATTAGCATTTCCAGAGTTCTGCTTTTTATTGTTAGCAGAACCTGCTCCACCTTTCTTGGATTTGTTTGCTGACTTTGACATTATGCTCCTGTGCGTGGTTGAACTTGACCTTCCAGAACCTCAACTCTTTCTTCAAGAGATGGTTCTACCAAAGCAACTTCAGGAGTAGGTGGTTCTGGTGGTGCTTCTACCACTTCTCCTCTTTTTGGTTCTTCTTTCTTTTCATCATCTTCATCTCCACCTTTCTTCATAGTGTTGATGCCAAAAGTAGCGGCAGATGCAGTGAAGACAGTTGCAATGAATGTAGGATCCATCTTAGAAAGAGTACCTGCATAGCTTGCAGTAAGAAGAGCAGCAGACCAACCCAAAATACATATACGAATTAGTTGTCCCATAGCATTTTCGTTTTTCTTGTTAGTCATTTTTTACTTTAGTGTGAAGTTAACTTTTTTTCCAAGCTTCACCTTCTGCCTTTCTTCTACGTGCTAGTCCTGCTTCTACATTAGAACCAGGATTTCTGTAAAGATAAAGCGCATCGGGAACCATGTCCCATTCTTTATTCTTCAAGCGTTTAGTAATAGTATTAAAGTTATCACCACCGTAAAAACCGGCACCAAGATTATAAGCAAAGCTGAGCAGAGCGCCTCTTTTTCCATCAGACATTTCATTCCAGTGTGGGATTTTACGAAGAGAAGGCAGAAACTCATTCTTACACTGCTCGATGAGAAGTGCATCTGCTTCCGCTTGAGTTAAAGTATCTCCTAGTTTAAAATGAGATCCATCCTTCTTACGAGTTGAACCCCAACCAATTGTGATCGGAAGTCCACCAGTAAGAGGATCGGGATATGCTTTTAAATGGCACCCTTCAAACTCTTTGATTAATTTCAAACCAATCATTGGCAGATCATCTCCACCTGTTACTGTAGGCGCAGCTGCAGCAGGTGTACTTACTGTTGCAGCACTAGTCTTTTTTCCGCGATAAATTTCTGCCCAGTCTACATTGTCTTCAAGGAACTTAACAGGAAGATTGTCTTCCAACCACTGAACTGATTTAACGTGATTAGGGTTTCTTTCATCATAGAATTGAAAGAAATTGTGTAGGTCAACTCTTGCCATTGTTACCTCCGAAGTATTTTTGATAAAGTTGATGTGCTTCTACATGTCTACCATTATTGGTCAGATCTTTAATGCGTTGTAAGATCTTTCTTTTGAAATTAGTCGAAAATTCTTCCCCATCCATCACTTCCTCCTGGACACCAACGGTGCTTAAGAACTGCTTTGGTATAAATTGTCTTTTTACCGTTAGTCACAGGACCAGTATAATTATCATTTAATGATCCATATGGATCGTTGACATAGTATCCTTTACCATCTGGTGTCTTACCGATGACTACACACATGTGTCCACCAGTAGGTGCAGATAAAGAACCCCTATGAAGGATACCAATAACAACTGGTTTACCCCTATCAAGACTTTTATCTATATCGCTAAAACTGAGATTATAACTGAAATGGGATTTAATCCCATAACCTGACAGAACTTTCGTCTGTACCGCATGGTCAGTAGTATCACCGATAGCAAATACTTTTTTAACGTATTCGTCATCGCCTTTAATGCTACCTGGCTTGAGGAAAGCAAGGCACATAGCACACGACGAACTGTTACAAGTTCTTTGTGCGTCTCTGTAGTTGTCTACTTGATTGAAGTATGGAACTTCGAGTACTGCTGGAGTTGGTGGTTTTGTTCTGTAAATACCAATCCATTCAGTCTCAGAGTCGTCTAAAAATTCAGCAGGCAGATTGTCTTCTAACCATTGAACTGCTGCTACATGGTTCTCATTTTTCTCATCATAAAATTTAAAAAAGTTATGAAGATCAAGAGTCATATTCTTCTCCTATGTATTGTAATGAAAATACGTCATGCTCTAGAATATTCGGATCCAACCATTCACTGAATTCAGATTGAATCGCATGGGCATCTTCGATATTTTTATTTTCACATAGGAAATGCATCCGATCAATTGCCCAGTCATGTGATTGTTTTAGAGTCTTTTCCAAAGTTTCCATAATCTTTTCGCATGTAGCGACCTAGGATATTGCTATTGTAGTACGCTGGTGTGCCATCGTCAAGAGACTCGATCAACACATTATTTAGGAAAAGTTGTTTTGTTTCTTCGTAGTTACAATGTCCTTTTGTTCTATGGAGGCTAAGTATCGTTCTGTCGCAGGATGCTTTGCCCCAAAGTTTAAGATCGGTTTTGAGTTCGGGACATGATCCATAATAATTTTTCCAATCGGACTCTGATTTAACTTTTCTAGATTTTCCCTTTGGTGTGCGGAAAGACCAGAAATATTTCCTACCAATGTAACTACGACCAGTTTTATTGCAGTGTATATGATAAACAAAACCAAAATTATCTTGAATATCAGAAGACTCAAAAATTTCCCCATTGAATCTCCAAGGATTTTCATAACTCATACTATAGAATCTTTATGAGCTATTATTTATCTTCAACGGAGACAAACCTAGTCTAGCAATAAAAAAGGGGGTATGTCAACCCCCTGAGAATTATGCTATAATAAGATCAACGGAATTCAGTTACATAATGTGCAACAACATCATCCCATGTATATTGCGAGAGATCATATCCTTCATGTAAAAGACCATCAACCCACTCAGAAACCTCTTCAGCAAGTAGATAATCCTCATACTCTTCCATAACTGCTTGAACAGAAGATGCATCCATTTCTAACATAATATAATGTGCTTCTTCAATACTATCTGCATGACCATTACTCAGAAGATACTCCAGAAGAACTTCATATGGTTCATATGATTCTTTAGTAGTAACCTTAGATTTTTCTTGCTCTAGTTTTTTCTTCTGTCTTTCCTGTTCTGCCTTCATTGAATCTTCAACATCCTTCTTATTAATTGATCCAGGACCTTCTGGACCACCCATCAATTCACCTTGACGCTGCTTAGACCTATTTGACATTTGACGAAGTTCTTCAGCATCTTTTTCCATCTGACTTTGACCAGTACCCTTTTGAGCACTATCTGCATTCAATTTAGCAGCAAGTTTTGGATTTGCTTTTGCCCAAGTTTCTAATCCTAGTTTTTCTGCTTCTTTTGTTTTACCCGCTTTGATCAAATCTTTATATTGTTGATTGGCGTTTTTTACAGATGCTTTTGGTTTTGCTGCTGCAGGAGCACCTGATGGTGCAGATCCTCCACCACCACCTGATGATGCAGATCCTCCACCACCTGATGGTGCAGAAGAACTAGGTGCAGAGGGGGCACTAGGAGGAGCAGTAGTAGTTGTTGCAGATGGTTTTGGTGATTCTGTTGGTTTTGCTCCAGAACCTGCTCCTGCAAGTTTTGCTCCTACAAATCCACCAGCAGCACCTAATCCAAATATACCAGCACCTTTAGCAACTTTAGGAAGTGCTGCTTTTGCTTTATTAGCAACATCTTTTACTTTTTGTGTTGCTTGACCCAATTTTCCTTTAGTTAATAATTCTCCAGACTGCTTACCAGTCATTGGTTTTCCACCATCAATTGGTGAACTGGTCTTACTATAACCACCAGCACCTCCTTTTCTTGCTTCTCTTTGAGCAAGTCTTTGTGCTGCTTGTCTTGTTTTTTCTGGATTTTTAGAAGTTACTAATTTTTGAGCAATCTTTGCTCTTGCAGGTTTTGATGCAACTCTACTTGCTAATCCAACTGCACCTTTAGCAACTTTTCCAACTAATGATCCCAAACCCTCATTAATTGCAGCATCAAAAATATCTAATTGTTCTACAACATATTCATCAGATACTTTACCTTCCAACAGAATATTTTCATCAAAACTTAAATACTTCTCAATAATTGTTTCTTCTGATGAATCTGCAAGAAATCCAATAATGCCTTCTGCACTATATCCTTCACAAACCATCGATGCAGAAATAGTAGAAAGAATATCCTCTACTATTTCTGCTGCTTCCGCATCATAATATTGAGAGTCTTCATTTAAAAAATCATTTTGCTGAATATTAATTTCTTCATACAAATATCCAATATTATTAATGAAGTCTTGCGAAATTCTAGACATGGTTATAAATTAAATACCTTTATATAAAGATATTTATAAAAAATCACTTACCAGGAAGTGCTTTTACTCCAAGTGCTTTATTGCGAGCAGCATCAGATTGTCTTGCTTTTGATAGTGCCTGTTTTGCTTTAGCGGCATCATGCTGTTTGTATGCGCCGGCAAATAAAGATCTACCAATTCTTTCTAATGGGTTAGAAGAAGTTTTGGCAAGGGATTGAGCACTTGGACCTGCTTTATAGACTGCTTTACCACCCTTATATGCAAGATTACCTGCAACAGATTGTCCACCACGCTGAACAACACCAGTTTTGGCAAGAGCAACTGTTTTTCTTTGTGATCCAGAACCAGTAGTCATTGTATTCTTTTTGGTGTCAAAACTGGTAGGACCACCAATACCTTTAATAGCAGTTCCCGATTGCTTTTGACGATTTGCTGTTGCCATCGCTTTTCTTTCTTTAGCATTAGCACCAGCAGCAACATCAAATGCTTTAGATGCTGCCATCGATCCTACTGTTGCTCCACCAATTGATCCAACTGGACCAGCAATACTACCTGCAGCACCACCTAAAGCACCACCAGCAGCGACTGCAGCACCCTTAGCGAGCGATCTTGCCCACCCAGATCCTTTTGCCTTTTCATCTGCAACGTCAAGTGCAGCGGCAGCAGGTCCAAGAATTTTACCAGCAACTTTGCCTGCTTTTGCAAGTCCTGATGGTACTTTGATTTTTGGTCCAGAAGGTGGTTTTCCTCCAGAAGTACCTGCAGGTAACTGTTTTGCTCCAGAAGACGCTGGTGGAGGAGTTACAATTGATTTTCCACTTGGTCCAGTTCCAGCAGCTGCTCTTCTTGCTTTAATATCGGCGGCCGCCCTTCTTTGATTAGTTACATCTTTAACTTCAACAGGTTTTTGTGGTTTAGTAATTGTTGAAGTTGATGTTGGTCTTGTTGCCAATTGACTTGATGTTGTTGGTCTTATTGCTAATTGACCGCCTCTTTGCGTTTGTCCAGATCCAGGTAAAGAAGGTTTTGGAGTTGTTCCGCCTGCAGGTTCTAGTGTTCTTCCGGGAAGACGAGTTGATGGTCCTTCTTTTGGAAGACCATATTGTTTCTGTGCTTTTCCGGGAAATTGCTTCCAGACATCACGAGCAGCACCAGATGGTTTTTTTGGAGTTGTTGGACTCTGAACTTTCGTTGATTTAAATTGAAGATCTGATCTAGCAGCAGCACCGGATGGTTTTCTTTGTGCTTTTTTTGCTGCTTGTTCTGCTTCTCTTTTATCAATACCTGCCTTCACTTCTTCTGGAGTAGGTCCACCACTTCTTCTTTTTCTTGCTGGTCTCCTTTCACTAGGTGCTACACCTTCATTCAAATATGATTCTTCCAAAAATTGACTAAAAGACTTCATCTTCTTTCTACTTTTTTAGTTATTTATAAAAAAAGAGGGTTGGTTAGACCCTCCTTTAAAAAGTTTATTTTTATTAATTATCTAGATGGTTTTGGTGATTGGGTTGCAATATTTCTGTGCTTTACAGATGAACCACCCATTTTATACTTTTTTTCATCTTCTTTTTGAGATTCTTTCGTTGGAAAGTAACCAGACTCAAGAATCTGCGTTTTCCATTCTTCACTCATGTTTGCCATGATAACTGCTGCTGCCTCTTCAGTATCAGCATAACCTTCATCAATCAGATATCCTTGAACAATATCAAATGGGTCAAATGAAGAACTAATACTTCTCAATGATCCCATTTGTGCCATCTTTTTAGGATCTTGCTTAACTTGACTTGGAGCATATCCACTCTGATAACCAAAGGTTCTCTGCATTAAAGGATTAAAAGTTCTCGCAGGTGCTGCTGGAGCGGTTGCGGGAGCGGTTGCGGGAGCAGTTGTAGTTGTTGGAGATGGTTTTGGTGAAGTTGGTGCAACAGGTCTTGTAGGTGCTGCTGCTGGTGCTTGCGCTGCAGGTCTTGCTGCTGGTGCTGCAACTCTTGGTCCAACTACGGGAGAACCTTGAATTTGTCTTGCTCTATTAAAAGCAGCATCACGAGCACCTGCAAAACGAGATTGATATGGTGCAGAAGATGGATTTACTCTGAGTGCTCCAGGAGAAGAACTAGTTTGATATGAAGTTCTATCTCTTCCACTACCTCGCAATCCTCCCATACCACCACCGGCAGGACGAGTTGCTTGTGACGGTGCTGGTTTTGCTGATGTTTGTGGAGCATTACGGGGCGCAGTCATTTGCCCAGTGGTTGCTCTCTGCCCCATCTCATTAAGATACTCTTCATACATATCTTCCCAAGTATACTCACTCAGGTCATGACCCTCTTCTACAAGGGAATCTACCCAGTTTTCAAAGTCTTCTTGAACTTGCTCTTCTGTAAGTTCTTGTGGAGCATAAACAGCGTTATATGCTTCCATCATATTGAAAGCATCAGTTCCCGTAATTCTAGACATTGTTTCTTTATGTTTTTATAATTTTATTTATAAAAAAGAGGGTTCAAAGACCCTCACTTTACATCATCAGTTTTTTTACCTAACCATTCCTTTTCATAATCATAATCACCAAACAGAAACTCATCTGCTTCTGCTGCTTCTTTATAAGATTTTACGATTTCTTGTTCCACCCATTCATCATAATTGGAATCCTGAAAAAGTATCTTTGGTAACATCTTGTTTAATCCCACCTACTATGTATGATTCAACTTCAGTTTCTTGGGGAGCTACTTGCAATCCTTTGGATTCAATCCAATGGGAAGTCCAAGGAAGTGGATTGTTCTTTGCAGGAATATCATAAAGTGGACGAAGACCAACTGCTTTCATTCTACGGTTCGCAATCCATTCGACATACTGCTGTAACAGTTTGTCATTCAGACCGATCATAGAACCATCTTTAAACAAATACTCTGCCCAGAGTTTTTCTTGATTTACAGCGTTCTCAAAGGTCTTGTAGAACCATTGTTCTTCTTCTTTAGCGATAGTTGCCATTTCTGGGTCATCACCCTCCTTCCACTTATTCAAAATGTTTTGAGTGATAACAAGGTGCTGATTCTCATCACGAGCAATCAGTGAGATGATTTTTGCACTTCCTTCCATAAGTTTGAGTTCGCCAAATGCAAAACTGCAAGCGAAACTGACGTAAAAGCGAATACCTTCAAGAATATTAACGTTTGCAACTGCTCGGAACAGTTTGCGTTTGAGTTCATATCTTGCCTCTCGTGCGTATGGGACTTGTTCTAATGCATGAATCCATTCATTAGATGTTCCATAATGTTGAGCACTATTAATAAAATCATTATATGCCTCAGTAACACTGACGGCACGTTCCATAATACGATCTTCTTTTAGAATTGTATCGAAAACTTCAGATGGATCCGAATAAACATTCTTGATGATATAAGTGTATGAGCGAGAATGAATCATCTCCATAAACTCCCATACTTTCATACATGCTTCCAGTTCAGGAAGGGAACAGTAAGGCGCGAACGCCATACCAGGACCACGACCCTGAACTGAATCCAGCATTACCTGATATTTTAGGTTACTGGTGAAGATATGTTTTTGTTCTGGGCGAAGAGATTGATAATCTCCACGATCTTTCTGTAAGGAGACCTCTTCTGGTCTCCAAAAGTAACCCAGTTGTTGTGTTGTTAGTTTGTCGAAAATTGGATACTTGTAAGAATCGTATCTTTGTATTCCTAATGGTTGTCCAAAAAACATTGGTTGTTTCTTGGTATCTACTTCATTTGGATTGAAAACGGTCATTGACTCGACCATTGGTTTACCCTCCAAACCTGTTTTAAATCTTACAAGACTCACAATCTTCCTCCTCTGATTCTAGAATATCGGAAATTAAATTTTCAAGAGACTGTTTGGTTTCTTCAACCTCATCAGTCTTATGATCATAGGTGTTTTGATAGTAGCTGGTTTTCCAGCCGTACTTATATGTAGTCAGAAGGTCCTGCGCCATTACTGAAGTAGGAACTTCATTATCTGGGTAATTTTCTGGATTATAGGACCAGTTTCCAGAAATCGCTTGATCGAAGAACTTTTGCATAACAGCAACAATATGAATATAACCGCGATTGCTAGGCATATCCCACAGAAGCGTATAATTGTTCTTAAGTGTTTGATACTGTGGAACAATCTGCTTGAGTGGACCCTTCTTCGACTTCTTAATGGACAAGTATCCGCGAGGTGGTTCAATTCCATTAGTTGCATTTGACACAACGGAACTGCTCTCCGATGGCATCTGTGCGGACAATGTTGAGTTCCGTACACCATATTGCTTGACTTGTTCCCTAAGACTATCCCAATCATACTTCAATTCGTTTGCAACGATTTCATCTACATCTTTTTTGTATGTATCAATCGGTAGAATTCCTTGTCCATACTTAGTACGATGTGAGTATTCACAAGCACCTTTTTCTTTTGCAAGGTTAACTGTTGCCTGAATAAGGTAATACTGGAATGCCTCAGTGAGATCATGAACAAGTTGCCACGCTTTTGGATCATCATAATGCTCACCATGTTTTGCAAGATAGTGAGCAAGACCAATAAACCCTATACCCAAAGAACGACGTGCTCTGGTAGCGATTTCTGCTGCTCTGACGGGATATCCTTGGAAATCGATAAGTTCATCCAGAGAGCGCACAGAAAGATCACAGAGTACGTCAAGGTCTTCAAGGTCGCGGATTTTTCCAACATTAATTGCACTAAGAATGCAGAGAGCGATTTCACCATCAGTATCATCAATATGCTGAAGTGGTTTTGTTGGGAGAGTAATTTCTTGGCATAGATTACTCATTTCAACCTTATCAATGAAAGATGAGTGAGAGTTACAATGATCGATATTCATAATGTAAATACGACCAGTTTCTGCACGTTCTTTCAGGAGATCCAGAAAGAGTTCTTGAGCACTGATAGTTTTTCTTGGAATAGACTCATCTCGTTCATAACGAACATATAACTCGTCAAATCCATCAGTGCCAAAAGCATCATACAAGCCAGGAACGGAGTGGGGAGAGAAGAGAGAAATCTCTTCATTGCGGATGAATCGTTCATAGAAGATTTTAGAGATTTGAATACTATAGTCTAACTTACGAACACGATTATCTTCAGTTCCTTTATTATTTTTCAATACTAGGATATCTTCTATTTCTTGGTGCCAGATGGGGAAGTGTACGGTTGCGCTCCCGCCTCTGATGCCATTTTGAGTGCAGCATCGGACAGTTGCTTCAAACTTCTTGAGAAATGGAACAACGCCCGTATGCTGTACTTCTCCGCCTCTGATTTTAGCGTTGATGCCACGGATTCTACCTGCGTTGATACCGATACCCGCCCTTTGTGCAACATACCTGCCAATAGCCATATCGCTAGTAAAGATACTATCGAGGGTGTCATCAACATCAACAAGGACACAACTAGCATATTGTCTAAGAGGTGTTCGCACTCCCGCCATGATTGGGGTTGGGATGTTGATTCGGTGTCTGGAGATGGCATCGTAATACTTCCTAACGTAATCTAAACGTGTTTCCTTAGGATACTTGGAAAAGATAGTTGCCGCAATCAAAAGGTACATAAATTGTGGCGTTTCGTAAAGTGCCCCAGTGCTCCTATCTTGCACGAGGTACTTATCAACGACTTGACGTAGACCTGCATAAGTGAACAAATAGTCACGACTATGATCAATGAACGACTGAAGTTTTTCAAAATCTTCATCAGAATATAGCGAAAGAATTTCAGGATCATATACGCCCTTGTCAACACAACGCTCAACATGTTGCTTAACAGTAGGACACTCATGCATCCGACCAAACAACTGCTTACGAATAGCAAACAATAGCAAACGAGCAGCAACAAATTGATAATTAGGATGATCTAGATCGATCAGGTCAGAAGCAGAACGAATCAGAATTTCCTGAATCTCTGCAGTTGTAATACCATCATAAAATTGAATACCAGACTGCATCTCAACTTGTGATGCAGATACATTTGCGAGGTCTTTACATGCCTCTTCTACCATGATATGAAGTTTATTCAAATCAAGGGGTTCAGTTTTACCATTTCTTTTGACGACTTTCGTTCCGTTGCTCATATTTTCTTCCAGTTGTTAAACTTAATTTTTGCTTCTAAACCTGAGTAGGTATTTGATTCTAACACATCCATAACATTAAGTCCAGAGAGCACCATATCATTGATATCTTTTTGCTCAATGGATGTTGGCCAAATAATCACCTTATCTCCTCGGTCGATGGTTTTTTCGATTCGGTTGACGATTTCTCGATTGCGAGGTTCGTTATCAAAAACGTAAATATAATCGCTCCAACCAAACGACCCAATATCAACGTCGGACCCACACATAGCAACAGCATTTTGTACAAACGTGGAGTCGAAGGGTCCTTCAACAATGTAAATGGGTTTCGAAGAATCCACTTTTTCAAGACCATAAATCTTTGGTGCATCATCAGAAAGCATCACAGTGATATATTTAACAGAGTTGGGACCGAGTGCTCTTCCCTGAAAACCAATCAAGTTACTTTCAGTATCATACATTGGTATAATAATGCGACTTTCATCCCTACCAATAGTGTTAAAAGTAACTTTTTGAGAGTTTGTCCACTCTTTGAATTTGTGAGCAAAATAAAACTTTTCAGGATTAAGTTGTCTTTTTTCTAGATATTCTCTGGAGATTTGTACTTCTGATGCTTTGGGCAAATCCAACTTTTTCTTGAATGTTGGTTTAGCAAACTCAAACTTAGGTTCTTCTACAACAAAACCTTTACCAGTATGACCTTCCTTAAATTTCTCCATTGTGTACTGTTTGTGGAGAACCACATCAAGTTCTTTAAGAAAGTTGTTGAAAGACATACTCGTGCCACAATTATGGCACTTAAAGTTAGTGTTATTCTTTACGGGATATAGATATCCCCTCGTTTTGTTTTTATTCTTCTGGGAGTCCCCACAGATAGGGCAGCGGAAGTTGTAGAGATCCGCTTTGACCTTTTTAAATTTCTGCAAGCGTGATGAGACTAGTCCAATATACTTGGAATCAACCAAATCCATTATGAGGGGGGGGGGAATTACTTCTTGTGCTCCATTCTATCAGACATTGGAACTGCCGTCAACGTTGGCATGATGGATGGGAGAATTCCAATAACGATAGCTACCACAGCAAGAACACCACCAATTTGCCATCTAAATTTATAAAGACTGTCTATTTTAGTTTCAATATCATCAACTTTTTTACATAGTTCAATATCATCCCTATTACATTGACTTAAACGTTCATCGTGAACGGCAAGCATTTTACATATATTTTGATTCGTCTCACTTAATGTCTGTATTGCGGTATCAACTTTCTCAATAATTTGTTCATGAGCTTTAAATCTTTCTTGAAGAACCGCTATTTGAACTTTTGAGTCGTTGTTAAACATTACACTATTGCGATGGTTTATTTTTTGACCAACGTTTTCTAGCACCAGGATATTTACCTTTTCCTATAATTGTTGGGGGTTTTCTTCTTACAAATCCCATAACTTTATCATAACCATCCATTCTTCCGGGAGGAGTTGATGAACTAGTTAATCCTCCAGTACCAACAACATTAGCAATCGCACCTTCTTCTTTAAGAGTTCGAACAATAGAAATAATTTTATCTATATCCATTAGATTGATTGCAATTGTAAAAGACAATCAGTATCTTCTTTTATTTCGTGAATTTGAGTTACTGGATACTCAGGGAGTCTATTCAAAAATAAAAGAAAACTTTTTATATAAGGCCAAAGATCCCCATCCAAATTATAAAAGAGTAAAGGGATTGCTGCATCATTAAAAACATTAAAAAGAACCGTAAGATGATTCAATATCAAATTAGTTTTCAAAACACCAGTATTTTTATAACGTTTCAATAATCTTTTAATATATTTGATTCTTTTCAAGTCATCTTCAAAATCCTCTCTAGTTAAAGATTGAGGATTATCATAAAATTTTATAGCAAATAACAAATAATTATTTTCATTCAATTCATCAAATTTCATAAGATACTATCAGCTATCTGGATATCTAGTGTCATCGTTTGCATCACCAGTAATCATGCTTCCTGCAACTAAAGTTTCTGTTTTAACTCTAAAATTGCCATGGTTATCAACATAGGTAGTAATACCAACCCATCCAGCATGAGTAACACCATAAGCACCCGCTTTTCCACCAACGGTAGTTGTGCGAGCAATACCAACTTCAGTAGTATCTACACCAACAACAGTAGAAAATCTATTTGACTTTACATCAGGTGCAAAGTATTGCCCATCTTCAAGAGTATACTTTGGTTTCTGAGTTACTGTATATGCAGCACCAGCAATCGCACCATTTAAAGGAATCAAGAATTGAGTTGAACCAATGGAAAGTTGAGTAGCAGAAGTTACTCCTGTAATTACTGCCTGACCATAAGTAGCGCCAACACCAACTACAAGAATATCTCCTGTTGAAATTCCAGCAGTTACAAATGCTGTACCACTACCATCTACGGTTTCAGTAGCAAGATTGATCGTTATAGTTCCAGTAAGACCCGTGCTTAAAGAATCTTTATTGCCCCAAAGAGCCATGTTTCCTTACCTATAATTCTTTGTATACAGATATTTATAAAAAAAGGAGACCTAACGGTCTCCTAATAATTTATAAGGTAAAAATCAAGGAGTAAGATCTTGAGCACCCTTCTTTTTCAGTGCTGCCTGAGCTTGAATAAGAATAAGTGAGACAATACCATTTGATTTAACTTTTGGGTTTGCTCCAAGTGCTTCTGAAACTGCAAAAAGTACAGTTGCGATAAGTGCTTGATTAGCGAGAGCCCATGCTACTAGAGCGGACATAATGGCCTCCGTATAAAGAGTATCCTGTTTTATTTATTCAGGAGACACCATTAAAATGGGATTTTTTGCTCCTCTGTATCTAGCGGAGGTTTTTGCAAGATTCACTGCAGTTGGAATTGAACGAGGATCCATCTTTTCATCTTTTTTAATATTCATTTTATCCCCATCATCAGATCCACAATCAGACCCTTCTTTCATTGCCTGCTTACGAATGGTTGCAAAATAAACTTTTTTACCTTGCTCCTCACCATATTGATCTTTCATACTTGCCTTCATACCAGAAGGATCATACTTCGCTTTTAATTTTTTTTCTTTTGTCTTTTCTTTTTTACCCATCTTTTTTTCTTGGAGCATTCCAAGAAACTTTGAGTATCCAGTTTCAGAAATTACTTCACCTTTAAGTTCAGTATGTGCTAATACAGTATTTGATGGATTTACAACTATTTTATTCTTTTTATTTGCTGGGAGAATATCTATTTGTGCAGCATTTGCATCAGGATTAGCATATTCAGGAGCATCAGTTTGTGGCAAATTTGCCATTCTTGATACTTCCCTAATAAACTCTTCTCTCACATTAGAAGTGTCCTTTCCATCAGGTGCTCCACCTTTTTTGCGCTGAATGGCATTATGAACAGCACCACGATATTCCTTAGCACCACTTTCTACTTTACCATCACCATCATAATCTCTTCTTGCTTTCTTACTCAATACTTCAGATGTTTTTTCACCTTTAGTTCTTTCGCCCTCATATGGATCACCATACTCAGTCATTTCAACTTCAAGACCTTTTGCTCTAAGTTGACTAATCTTATCACGAGTTGCAAATCTTGTGTAAGTAACGCTACTTTGTTTATCCGTCACTCTGACTTTATATTTTCTATCTCCAGATGAAGCAGTTCTTTTTTCGAGTGCTTCCTTTAACTTCTCTTCATCAACAACTTCTGGTTTATTGTCAACGAATACCTTATAAAGTGCTTTTGCCATTGAATTTGAAGCACTTTGCTTCATATCAATATTAAAATCTTCTGCTTGCATTCCGCCTTTTCCAAAAAGTCTGGATCTCACTTCCGATTTTTCTGCCTCACCCATTGAACTATTTTGCATATATTGAGAATATGCTGAGCGGATAGGTAAATTTTCTCTTCTTGCACGATAGCGAATATCATACACTGCCTGCCTTACTTTTTGCTCTGGAGTTTTTTCCCCCTTGTCTTCATCCTTACCAGATCCCCTTTCAGGTCCTTCTGGTTTTTTTGATTGAGCAGACATTTGTGCCTGCGGATGCTTTCTTGCAGGAAGATCCTCAGCAATATGTTTTTTCATGAGAAGAATTTAACGTTTTACTTTTTTCCTATTTTTATTTATCAAATTAATACCATATGGTATTCCACCGACTTGAAGATTTTCAGATCCAGTTCCAACTGCTCCAGGAGTCATTTTTGCAGCATACTTAAAATAACCAAGAGTTCCTATTAAAGTATTTGGTTTTCCAGGAAGTCTTGAAATCCTTGACATCGTTTTTTCAGAGTAAGACTCCCTAACATCTTTAATCCAAGACTTGAACATCATCCCATTTTCAGTTACACAAATTAAGTAATTAGTACCTCTACGAATAATTCTGCCATTTAATCCAGTATTTAAATTTTCAACAAAACTTCCAACTTTAAAAATATTTTCATCAATATAATTTTCTCTTAAAGATTGCTGATCAAACTTAGGAGCAATTTCCCAAAGGTTATATCCTTCCTGCTGTATTTCTTGTATACCCATTCCCTGACGAACTAAATCAAAAAGTTCGAGTGCCTGCTTATTTCTAACTCCTTTTGGTAGAGAGGCACGGAAAGTCATGAAGTCTCCTTCTGCTGCAGCAAGTCTAAGTCTAGATGCAGATACTCCTTCAACACCATTTCCATCAGGATCTCGATCTCCAGATGATAATACTTCGATTACATCAAATTGATATAACTGCCCATTGTAATTATTTGAAAGTTTTTCAAATTCTTTAACCCTGTCAGCACCACCAATAATTCTTACATTAGTGTATCCATCATTATGCGCTTTTTTGAGGACATCAAAAATAGTTCTATAATTTACATCATTAACAATTCTTTCACTATGATCTGGAAACATTTTTCTCATAAATGAGATTTTAGTATCAGGATCCAAGGGATTTTTCTTTTTATCCTGACTACGTGAAGGCACGATAATATAATCACCACCGTCTTCCATTGCTGCCATAGCGGCAGTGTCCATCAATTGTTGATGTCCAATAGTTGGTGGATTAAAACGACCAAAAGCAATTGTAATAGTTCCCTTGGTTTTAGGCACGGGAGGCGGAGTTACTACTGGTTCCTGAGCAACAGGTTCTTGACCCATTGCTTGCTGATCTACAGGGATAGATTCTTGGGGAGGAGGAGCAACAGCAGGAGCGACAGGTGCCGGTGCCGAAGATCCTAAAGGAATATTCTTCTCAAATTCACTCTGCTTTGGATCCCTGCCCCCAATAACCTGTCTTTTGTTGAAATACTTCAATTCTTGTCCCATGGTCTTGGCTTCAAATTCGCCTGTCGCCCTATTATACCACCCCCCATGCCCATCGCCAACAAGTCCAAGACGTTTTGCTTGAACCGAAGCTGAGGTTGCTTCATTTATAAATTGAGGAAATGTTTTCATTCTTTACTTATTATTACTACGAAACAGTAACATACTAATCATTCTAGTATATATTTATCTTATTCAATGCCCGTGAGAAGATTCGAACTTCCACTGTATGGATTCTAAGTCCACCCTCTCTACCGTTGGAGTACACGGGCGTAAATGGAGAATAGGAGATTCGAACTCCTGACCTCCTGAATGCAAATCAGGCGCACTACCAACTGTGCTAATTCCCCAGTAAAAGAATTATATCACCTAATCGGCATCAGGTCAAATAATTCTGGGTGAAGTCTTCCGTACTTCCTTACAATCTCACCTGCTTTTGCATTTGCTTCATTTTCAGCAGGACTTGCAGGATTTGGTGAGATTCTTTTGCCATCTGCAACTTGTTTGTAATGAACAAATTCATGAGATACCGTTCTCAAAATATCCATAGGATGGCGATTTACAACACTAATATAAAGTGTTTCTCTATTCATTATACCAAACGTCATATTTGTTTTGGCAAAATCAGAGTCATCTATGAGTACATATGGAATATCATAACTTAAACGAAGTTCTCTTTTAAGGAAGACAATAAATCTTTTAAGAATAGCATCAAACTGCATTCTTGTGGTTGGTCTTCCTTTTCTTTTGCCAATCAAAGACATTTTTTAAAATATTTATTATACACCGAGGACAGCACCAATATTATCATCAATATCCCGAATTACATTACGAATATCGGTAATACGAGGAGGTACACTCACTTCATCATAAGTATATCCTTTCTGAGAATCAAAAAGAATTTGACGAACTGCAGCGGCAGCACGAACATCCATTTTAAGAGTTACTTTTTTTTCTTTAGTCATCGATCGTCAGCAGCACGATTTTCGGAGAAATAAACATCAAACGCACCTTCAGGATAACGCTTGAGAAGTTTTTGTACGTTACGAGCAACCACATCATCAAGTGTAGTATCAAGTGCCATACAAGCTTGAGCAACATACCACATGATATCACCCAGTTCAATAATCAGATGCTCACGATTATCCTCATTATAGGGTTTGCCTTGGAACACCATCTTTTTGACGATTTCCATAAACTCACCACCTTCAGCATTGATACCTACAGAAGCAGTCAGGAGTCGCTCAATGTTTGCACCTTTTTCATCAAGGGCAACCAAGCGGTCAGACAGAGCAAGGAAGTCTTTGGATGCATCAGAAGTTACGGCATCCACAAACTCAGCATACTTATCAAAATCTACGTGTTTAGCAGTTTCCATTAAAATTTAAATCCTTCGAACGACTTTTTAGGTTTCTTGTCTTCATCATTATACTCGTCATCTTGTCCAGAGTCAAGTATGTCTTTTTGAGCAGACTGTTCACAATCATACAGTCTCATTTTTGCCCTATCAATACCCACAATGAAACGTTTGTAGATAGTAGGGTCATTATAACGGTTCTTCAGTTGTTTCACCATGATCTGTCCCAACCCCTCCAACTCTTCAGTGCTAATAAGGGCAAACATAAGATCAGCAGTAGCAGGGAGACCAAAGGACTCACTAGTATCAGTAAGTTCAACATCAGAGTTGCCATAACCACCGCGAGTAGTCTGGGTAGCAGAGACAATGGGAACATTGAATTCCACCGCCAAACCGCGAAGTTCTTCTGCAATTGATTTAATGTACGAATAAGAATTGACAGAGCTATTTGCCTTATGCCTAGAGGAAGCACAAATATTGAGGTAATCAATGAAAATAATATCAGGTCGGAATGATTTCTTAAGAGCAAGTTCATTGAGAAGTGCCTTGAAATGTCCCGAATGTGCAGAAGCAGTAGGATACTCTTTGATTACCAAAGAACCCTGCGTCTTCTTTGCAATGCTATTTACTTTATTCTCAAATGTTGAACGTGGGAGATCAACCAATTGTTGAATCGGGACATTGAGAAGGTTTGCGTCAATTCTTTCTGCAATTCGCTCTTCCGCCATTTCAAGAGTGATGTAGAGAACGTTCCTACCCTGTAACAACGCGGAACTAGCAATATGGCACATGAACAACGATTTCCCAACACCCGTTCCAGCGAGAGCAATATTGAGAGTCTTATTAGGGAGACCACCTTTTGTGATTTTGTTGAAATATTCCAAATCAAATTCAATTTTATCTTCTTTACGATGATAAAATTCATATCTCTCCTCATAGTTTTGAAGATAATCGTGTCCGATATTATTATCAAAACTTACAGCAAGAGCATCCGATAAAATAGATGGAATTGCATCACGATTTTTCTTCCCATCATTACCATCAGCAATATGGATCGACTCCATAAGAGCAAGATAGATTGCACGATCACGACACCACTTTTCAGTCGTATCAAGCAACCATTGCTTATCAACCAGATTATCATTGAACTGAGATATGAGTTCTCTAATTTCTTTTGCTTCAGTATCAGTTAAATCTAGACGATTTTCTACTTCAATGCCAAGTGCTTCAATTGTGATTGCTGAACCATACTTAACAATGAACTTAACAATTTCCTCAAACGTGATTTTTTCGGATTTTTTCTCAAAATAATCTGGTTGAATAAAAGGTATGACTTTTCGGGAATAATCTTCATTGTAAACTAAGTTGCGTAAAATTGTAAGTTCAAGTCTTTCCATCATTTATAATGCAAATAGGCACTCATAATATACTTTGGTCCACTGATTGGAGGATTTCCTCTATGAGGAAACATCCAAAGAGGAGGGAATATCAACACTGTTCCCTTTTTAGGTTGAATTGTTAAATCTTTAAAGATTGTTTCACCACCAGATTCAACGTCATTCAAATACCACATAAAAGATAAAAATCTTCGTGCCGATGAATAGTCATTTACATCGATATGAGTATCAAAACGATCTTCTCCACCTGTATTATATTTCTTTATTCGAAATTGCTCTAGAGAATGTGTTTGAGGAAAAACTCTAGCATCAACAAATTCATAATACTCATCACGATGTTTGAATATTTTTTTGATGATATGATTATGAACTTGACTTACTTCAGCAGAAAGATCTCTATGTTCAGTTAAATTGAACTGAGTAAAATTTGGTGCTCCCGAATTATCATATCTTTCATGCTTATCAGGAACTTGCTCAAAAAGAGAAATTAAAAAATCACAAATATTTTCCTCCAGAGAGTTTTCATGAATGTGAATAAAGTCATTTAATTCATCCATAACTGAATTCTTCTTTGGCAATGGAATCAAGTTGTTGCATTACTTCTTCAGTGAAATATACTTCAGGTTCTTTTAGAATCTGTTTAGCGTAAATCTTCTTACCATCAATCTCATAACGACCTGCTACATTCTTCCAGAGTCCACCAATCTCACCGAGTTCAAGTAGTCCATAATATCGATCCAAACCGCGCTCATCATAATACAAACGGACTTCAACATCTTTATTCTCCTTGCTCAAACGCGACTTAGCAGTCTTAGCTTTGATAATATTGCCGACCACTTCTGTTCCATCTTTCTCCTTCTTTTTGCTGAGATAGATGATCGTAGAGGCTGCGTATTTGAGTCCACTACCTCCACCCATTTCCTTAGTTGGTACGTAAGCTCCGATAACGTCATAAGTGTGATTGGTTACTATCATAGGAATATTTGCTTGACCAAGTTTTAAAGTAAGCATACGGAATGCACCTTTGACAAGTTGTGATTTAGTCATGTCACGAACTTGTTTGTCGTTAAGTGCATCAGTAATTTCTTTTTCTGTGGAAAGCATCCCCAAAGAGTCTAGCACAAACATGCAAGGTTTGCGTTCCTCTGCAGGTTTTTTTAAATATAGATCTACCGCTTTGAGTGCTTTTGTACGAAACTCTTCAATTGTAACAACGTTAACAACAACAAGACGAGAAGTATCAATTCCACGCGATTCTACAAGTGATTTAGTGATAGCGGCCTCAGTATCAAAGTAGAGGCAATAACCATCGGGGTTAGTATCGAGAAAATTCTTAACCACAGCGAGAGAGAAGAAAGTCTTTCCAGTACTAGACTCTCCAGCAATAGCAGTAATCTTATTCCCAGATACGCCGCCAAATATGCTACCTGAAACCAGTGCATTAAAAATGTACGAACCTGTGTCAACATACTTTTCAGTCTCATCAATATCGGAAGCAAGTTGTGTATACTCGCCACCAATTTCTTTTACAATATCTTTAAGAAAATCCATTAGCAAACCATCCCGTATTCTTCACGAAGTATTTTTTTATAAGGCAAACCTTGTTCTTTGAGTTCTTTAACAAGTTTTAATTTATGATAAAGAGCAGCATCTCCCCCAAATCCAAGTGCTTTTACAATTGTATTCAGTTCTTGATCATTAATAGGCAGATCCATCAGGCAAAAAATAGTTCAAGGTTTACAGTTTTTTCGACATTCCACCCAATCGCATCAAGAATGGATTTCAATGGTTCTACAAAACTTTTCTCAAATTGTAGTTCATAGTCGATGTATTTGTCAAGACCAAGTTCTTTAGGAAAATCTTGAATAAAAGAGATAATGTTCTCTCGAATGATATTTGGTTTTTTTAGATAAACAAACTTAATCTTCTCACCATTAGAAATAAGAGAATACTTATTAGTCAATTTCTTTTCCTTCACATAATGGTTAAAGAGAAGTGCTCCCCGAATGTGAATGGGAGTTTTATGTGCGTAAATTGTTGCCGATGAATGATACTTACGAACATCGGAAGCAGTCCTCGGAAAGGCAATCTGTTCTGGTGGAAGTTTTTTAAATTCTTCACGACACTGATCAATAAACTTAATCATATCATCTTCAGTACCACTCATTAAAATATTAAAAGATTCTTTCAACATCTTACGGCACGGAGCAGGTGTAGAAGATTTGATTGCTTCAATACCTTTAATCTTAAGTTTAGATTCCTCATAGCGAACACCTTCACTATCCCACACACTTAAAATGTATCGCTTCTTTGCAGTCCAAATACCACGTTCAGCAATACACTCACGCTTCATGATCATTTTCTGCTCATAAGCATTCACGTATTCCGCCAGTTCTTTGTAAGAATTTTCAATATACTTTTCAAATTCCACCTGACAGACCTTATCAAGGAACGAAACAACGCTTTGAGTAGTTTTCTCTCTTCCTTTGTATACACTCTCAACCAAAGGACCCATATTAACGTAAAGAGAATCAGTATCCGAAGCAATAACGTAATCAACATCTGCACTCTTAAGAATTTTGTTTAAGTAAGCATTTACCTTATTCATAATCCAGTTAATTGAAACTTGACCAGATAAAGTAATTGCTTCAGCATTTGCAAGTTTAAAATAACGAAAATACTGATTACCAATCGCACCATAGGCAGAGTTCAATTGAATCTTTCGTGCCATCTGAATGTTATTACAACGAGCAATCTCTTTAACTAACTCCTTGTTCTTGGTCTTTTCGTATTCTTGCTCTGCCGCAAGCATTTTCTTTTTAAAGATCACACGTTCATTATAGATCTTCTCCATCAACTCTGGAAGGAATCCACGAATGTCCTTACGGTACATTGCACCATTAGCACATACTGCATAGTCTTTATAAAGTTCAAAGGTAAGATCTTTATTGAGAATCTTATCCACAGTTACAGATGGATGCCTTTCATCCATAAGAGTTTCTGGAGATATATTGTATTGCATAATCAAGTGTGGGTATAGAGAGTTAAGGTCAAAACTCACTACCCATTCATACATTCCAGGAATAGGTTCTTTCACATAAGCACCCTCATACTTGGTGTCTTTATCAGAACGCTCTTTAGGAGGAATAACAATATTCCGTTTCTTCAGATAGTTGTAGATGATTGTATCCCACATGCGAACTTGAGAAAATACATCTTCATAGTTTGCCTTAGCATCATATGCCATGGTAAGTGCGAGTTCAATCAGTTTCATCTTGTCTTCCAAACGGTCAACAAGTTCCACGTCTTTGATGTTGTACTCTACAAACTTCTGCCAACCTTTGGTGTAGAAATCTTTAAATGTATCAAACTCGGAGTGATCTAGTTTCTTTTGCTTCAGTTCAACTTCAGCAATATAATCCAGACGATAAGATTCCTGTGCCTTATAAGTAAATTTCTTATAAAGATCAAGATAGTCTAACTGTGAGATTCCTCCAATATCATAACAAAGGTGCTTACGTCCAGAGATATAAGTCTCATCTTCAGTAACAAGTCCCCAAGGAGACAAACGCTTCATCAGTTTTTCACCAAGAACCCTATCAATTCTACGAACAAGATAAGGAATATCATACAACTTACTATTCCATCCAGTCACAACTTCTGGTGTGTTGGATTCAATCATCCACCAATTAATGAAATCATTCAGAAGATCATACTCGCTTGAGAATGAACGATAGTTTACATTCTTCTGTTTGTTTTGAAAGGGACCCTTTCCCCAAGTGTGAATTTGTTTTGAAGAATAATCTTGAACGGTAATCAAAAGAACTTCTTCAGCAGCAGATTCTACATCAGGGAATCCATTTTCAGAAGCAACCTCAATATCAATCGTTGTTACTTTAATTTTACTAATATCAAATTTAATTTCATCTTCAGAATACATATCAGAAATGTACTGATAAATGTATTGACTATTTCCAAAGATTTTGAAGTTTTCTACGCCATCATAACGCTTGATAAACTCACGACAGTCACGAACCGAACCAGGTTGAACTGATTCTACATATTCCCCATTCAAAGTTTGATATTTAGTTTTTTTATTAGAGGGGACAAAAAGAGTCGGGTTAAACTTCTCACGAGTCATGAAGTGTTTTCCATCTTCATAACCACGGACCAAGAAGTGATCCCCGACCATTTGAACGTTTGTATAAAATCGCATTAGGTAGTTAATTTAAGATAATCATCAACGATTTGTTGTTTAGGATCTACAATAGTAAGAATACTATCAGAATGAATCATCAGTTCTGTTTGATCCGTAACTTCAGGCCATGGAGTCAAATTACCCTCTGGATCTATCTTATAAGGATTAATCAGTTTACAATCTGGTTCTCCAAGTTCAGATCCAACTTCGATAATTTCAGTAACTATTACACTTACAGAATCAGTCTTCAGTAAAAGACACTTTATTGTCTTCTCCATTTATTTTCTCCTCATACATTTCTTTAATAGTTTGAATTGGTTCAACAATACTTACAATCCAATCTGGTGGAACTGGAATTTGAGTATCGCTGGTAAGAATAATCCATGGAGATAGAGAAATCTCCAAATCCCCTTTCGGGTTTTGATTTTCTTCAACTAGAAGCATTGTCTTTCTGACTTCTATTTTATGGGGTTTTGTAAACAAATACCCACAAACTTTTTCTTCAGAAATAAGTTCTTTAGCATCAGAAATAACGGTTTCGCCAGATTTGAGTAGTGCTAGTTTGATTGACATTTTCCTATTATCCCTCCACTGATTATACCAAAAAAAATGGGAGGCGTCAACTGGTTTTTGCCAGTTGCCTCCCTGCGCCGACGATATTCAATTCTATTTATAGGTAGTCTCTGCGATTATGATGTTCTGGAACAATCTTTCCAAGTTTCACAGTTAACAATCCATCCTCAAATACGACTTCGCGCACTTCCGTGTCGTCTGATAGTGTCCATGCTCTTTTGAAAGACCGTTGAGCCAGTCCCTTATGGACGTAATTGGTATCAGACTCTTTATCCTCCTTTTGTCCTTCGATAAAAAGTTTTCCATATTCTGTGTATACATTTACCTCCTCCCTCTTAAATCCAGCAAGTGCAAGTTCTAGTCTTGATTCTACGTTACTAATTTGAACAAGATTGTATGGTGGATAATTAGAAGTTGTTTCATGTAGATGGAAAAGACGGTCAAAGTATTCATCCATTCCAATGCTATTGCGTGAGATCCTATCCATCAATGCAGGAATATCTGCAGATGTAAATCTTGAAGTTGCAAGATTAGTCATTATGGTAGCTCCTTTTTAAAGCGAGTTTGTGTTTTGTGAACCCTTGCGGCGTTCGTATATAATTATATCACTTCCATAAAAAAAGGGGGTGTTGAACCCCCTACAAAATTATTCGGTTTCTTCAACCTTTTTCTTTTTGGAACCAATATTATATTTGGTTTCCAAAATCCAATCTCCCTTATCCTTATAAGCAAGGACTTTAATTTGATTGAGGGGAGCAATGTCTTGGATTTTTTTAAGGTCAACAATACTAATCAGACCCCAATCAGCAAGAAGTTGGGCAATACGATTACGACGCTGAACATCATTCACAGTAAGGTTAGCATGTTTGCCATCTAAAGCAAATAGTTCCTTAAAATGAACGAGATAATATCTACCTTGCTTGTGTAAAATATGGCAAGACTGGTAGATTTTCTTTTCCTTTCGTGATGCGACTCCGATACGAGTCAAAGTTTCGCGTACTTTCAAAAAGTCGTCAGGTTCATTAAGAACCACTTCAACCATTTGATCGGGCGTCCACTTCACTTCAGGTTCTTGAACGACACTCATTTTGTTCCTCCAGTTTCAAATTTCGATTTAATAAATGTTAGTTGTTCTTTGGTAAGAATCCTCAAAGATTGCTTTGCCTTTTCATTACTATAACCATAGTAACGTTTAACATAATCAAGGTCTTTGATTTTATCTTGTCGGAGCCAGGGAGAAAATCTCTTCTTTTTCCTCAGACTATTTATATAAAAGTCATATTGCATCTTCTTTGGGAGGAAATGATATTGATTCATTTCGTTTGCAAACATCAAGCAATCAACGTGCCCAGAAAAACACCTATTGATGATATATGGTGTATATTCCTTCTCAAGTGAAGGATCTTCATCAATTAGGTGTTTCTTCGTTTGATTGATCGAGTTTAACCAGTCCTTCAATTCCATAATTAAAAAGCAAGAGTTCTTTACGTTGTTTTTGCTCACGCATATATTCACCAACAGAACGCATTGTATAAGTGAGATCAAACTCAACGGCGTTCCATTTTCCACCAAGAAAACGATTTTTTACAAGTTGATCAGAATTATAACTCACCAACTGATCCATATTATTGGTATCACAATCAGAAGCAAACTTATCGTGATCAAATCTTTTATGCATTGATCCCTTGTTCCCATAGAGATTATCCTTAATATCATAAGGAGGATCGAGATACATAAAAGCACCCATGTTTCCATCCATTAGATAGTCGTATGAGTAATTAGTTATACGCCAGTTCTTAATTAACGAAGAATATGCAGGCAGTTTATCGATCCCGCGCATAGAGAAGTTGGAATTCGATGCCTGTTCTGAAAATGATGAACTCTCTGTGAGACCACTGAAACTGCACTTATTGACAACATAGAAAGCCACAGCACGATCAATGCTTGGCAAACTTTGGTCATTGATCTTCTCCTTAGAAACTAGAAAAAGTTGTCTTGCCTTATCAGGAGTATTGCAAGTACTTTTAAGAGTAGAAAGAGCATTAGATAGGTCAGTACCAAACATCTGGAGTTGCTGCCAGAAGTTCACCAAAGGTTCATAAAGATCATTCACCCAAATATCTAGGTTAGGATACTTCTTTGTGATATAAATCGAAACACTTCCACCACCAAGAAATGGTTCACGGAACTCATCATAGTTGCGAAGATCTGGAAAGTAAGGGTCCATCTTAACGCAAGCACGGGATTTACCGCCAGGATACCTTAAGCAAGTTTTTAGTTGTTTTTGTGTGATTTTCATACAGATTCCTGAATTAATTGATAAAGTTTATAAGCAAAATCACCTTTATTTACTGGTGTTACATTTTTTGCCAGAAAAGTAATATCACTATAATTAACTCTAAAAGCAACGTTGGCATCTTTAATAGTTGCATTTTTAATACAACTTTCCCAAGAACAAATTCCAACACTATATTTTACAGTATCCCAAAGAAACATATAATCAAATGTTTTTTCTGGCATACCAAGATTCTTTCCTTGAAAATTTTTCAAAGTAATCTCCTTCGTGTATGGAACGGTTTTCTGAAAAATTCCATCCATACCTTTAGATTCGTAGGAAAGATTATCTAAAATTCCAATAAAATCTCTGCCATTTTGAGTATCACCAACATATTGAAGTTGCCCACCACTATATTTGGCAATAGCAATTTCTTGTACTTCTGCTCTCAATGGGCGAGTTTGATTTCTTTTGAGACCATTAGTAGATTCAATTACACCAAAGATCTCAGCAAAATTAAAAAGTTCAGGATTGATCATAATTAGGTTTGTTATACTTCAAATATTCCCAAAAGGTTAATTTCATTTCTTTCTGAGTCATTCCACAATGCTTTGCTGCCTGCGGAAGATTCATTTTGGAGTAAAAGAGTGCTTCATTTGCCTCCTTTACATTTTCAGGAGTAGTCTTTACAGGATATTCCTTTAATGATTTAATATCGATCTTATATGGATTCATTTGAACTCACACTCCACCATCACGACGACCTGTTTTTGGATTAATTGGAAGTTTTCCCCCATTTAATTTATCATAAGGATTATAATTTGGATTAGATTTTTTTAACCTAGCATTTGGTCCTTTTGCTTTCCAATTATATCCATTCTCATATTTGTTATCAATAGGAAGTTTAGTTACTCCTTCTTCAATTTCAACTTCCTCAGATTTAAGAAAACTAAACCAAGAAACATCATTTCCAACAAATTCATAGGTATAGAACTTGTTACCTTCCACATGAAGTTTTACATTACTAACATCATAAAATTCTCGAATTTCAGAAGAAGATACAATAGACGAGTACTTATGCTCATAATAGTACTTTGTTTTTTTCATTTGAATTCACATTCCACCATGATTTCAGTTAATGCTGCTAGGAGGTTAATTTCCTGATCAGCCACGAACGCACATTGGTATTGATACTTAGCAATAACAAGAACGGCAGCAGGGATAGATTGGGGAAGTAGGCAATCATAACAGGCGTCATAAACCCTGCGAAGAAGACTAGAAGCATCGTTGTCCAAGTTGGAGACCACCCATTTGCGGACTTCTGAAAAGTTTTTGTCTTTGAGATTCTTAATGAGTTCATTTACAGAGATGTCGGAGAAAGATGCAAGAATGCCAGAATCAATTTTACCACCAGTAGAATACCTTTGAAGACTATTAAGAAGTTGTCTTGTATCTGGGAAATAATTTTTAATTAGTTCTGCTACAACTTTTTTATCATATTCAACTTTTTCCTCATCAAGTATATGGGACATTCTATTAAAAATAGAAACCATCAACTGGGATTTTTCGTTCTTTGGAATAGGTGTATATTTAAGAACAACACACCTTGATTGAATTGGTTCAATAATCTTGTTTAGATTATTACAAGTAAAAATAAAACAAACATTATTGTGAAGTTGCTCAATTACACCACGAAGACAGAGCATCACATCATTAGTTGTTCCATCAAACTCGTCAAAAAATACCACCTTTTTCTTATCATTAAACATAGAAACAGTTGTTCCAAAGTTAATGACTTGATTGCGAATAGTATCCAAATACCTACCCTCAGATGAACCATTCAAAAACAAAACATCTTGTTTGGTAATCTTACAGAGAGTTTTGATTGTTTGAGTTTTTCCACATCCTTGAGAACCTTGAAGAATAAGATTTTGATTCAGTTGTCCCTCATTTACTACATTAGTAAAAAACTCTTTTACACTTTTAGTAAGAATCAAATCTTCAACAGATTCTGGTGCCCATTTTTCAACCCAGAGAAATGGTTTGTTATCAGTCAGTTCCATAATTTAATTTATCCACGAAGGTTTGCGTTCAGGCATACGAAGATAGTTTTCAGCAACCCAAGGTTTGGATGCGATATATTTCTTGTATGCTTCAAATGTATCAATAGTGTCGTCAAACTTCCATTCTTCGGGCATCGCACGAGCAAATGGAGTCACATCAGTAATCTTTCCTTTCGGGAAGATATAATATGCATGTACAAGAGGACTATAACACGAATGGACCTTGCTATATCGCAAATGATACTCATCACACAAGTTCATTCCCCACTTAATTAACCAATAGGCATTGTGGATGCTATCCATTGCCCATTTAGTACAGGGATGATTACGAAATGCACCCCTTTCAGTTCGGTAGGGTGTGCCGTCAGTCTTAGGCAGAGTGCCGTAGTTATGACCCCACTTTTCAGAGGCAACAATGGAGAGCATTTGACAACACTCCAAAGGCATCTTGACAATGTGTTTATCGGGGAGGCATACGGCACTTTCAGCAGGCCAAGGAGAAGTTACGAAGATGTTCATTAGAAACAATACTTTTTAAGAACATACTTCACTTGATTTGGTTTATCTTCCATCCAAAATGCTTCTCTATCAATTTCTCTCAGGTTTGGATTAAAAGCAATCACTTTTTTTAGATCATTTTCTCTTTGATAATTAAGATCCATGCTTGATTGATTAATTCCAAAAGGTGTCAAATATTTAAAATTTGTTTTACAGGATTGTGCAACATGGACAGATTCGTGAAGTAAAGTTTCACTCACATAATTTTCAATATTTCCATGACTCTTTATCCTAGAAGTACAAATACTCAACACTTTTTGTTTTGAATCATAGAATCCAAAAAAATCGTATTGTCTACAGATAGGTGGATTTTCAACTACCCTAACCTTTTTGGATACCAAATTATAGATATCCATTGTTTGGGTAGAAAGATAAAGAAGAAATTGCATCAGTCGAATGAGGAGTCAGGTTCCAATGCAATATAATACTTCAGATTGTACTTCGTATTCGTGAACTGTGACAGAAGTTTTTTTGACACAACCACATCATAGGCACCAGGAATAATCTTGATATTCTCTACTTTGAAGTTGAAAGTGAATTCAGCATCAGTCTCACCAACCACAATGGCATATTCATTAGAGGTGTCGTTCTTTTTATCCCGAACCACCAGTTTGATTACACCATGCTCACCAACTGCAGACAAATCGGGCAGTTGATATACTGCTGCTGCTTTAACCAGTTTCTCTAGAGAAGTACTATCTAGTTGGAAGCAAACATCCTGAGAGGGAAGTTGAATCTCCTTGTCTGGGGGTGAGATAATCACGTTGGGGTCAGCATAGAAATACTTCACTCGACGCTTACCCTCTTTGATACTGAGGTACGACTCTTCAGTAAAGTCAAGATCAGGATCCTGATGAAGACTCAGACCATTAAGAAATTGGTTGAGATCATAGATAGCAAAGTTGCGGGGAAACTCTTCAGAAATATCTGCTTCAGCAAGGATATTCTTTGCTACAGAAATTGTGCGGAGTTGACTACCACTCTTCACAAGAATAGAGTTATTAATACCTGCAAAGTTCTTCAGAAGAGCAAGAGTGTTATCAGAAAGTTTCATAATTTTGTTTTGAAGTTTCACAATCAACGAAATTCGGAAAGACCATTATCCTTACGGGAATAATGACCATCGAAATGAAGCAGAAGCATAGCGTAATGAATGACTTTCATCAGATCACGCTTGTTACGTCCATCTTTATCACCATAGCGCGAACCATATTTCAAGATGTTTGCTTGACAGAAACCTGCGGCAAGTTTCTTGGCTGCCATAAGATCAATAGTCTGAATGTCAGCATAACCATCGTGATCACCACAATAATGTCCATGATAGGTACTGGTTACATAATCCTCAACTTCTTTGAGGATCTTATCTTCGTTATATTTCCAAAGATGATTTTTAGATTCTTTCATTTTAGGGTTGTTAATCAAAAATTCAAGGTCACTGTGCCCCCAAGGACGCATACCGTCATCAATGGGAGTTTTTTCAAGATTAAGCATTCCGTTATTGTTAACGGACATACTATATTCAAATCGATTTTCTGGATAAGGATGCTCGTCCATAATAAAAAAGGGGAAAGGGTTATTATTTACCTTTCCCAATTATATCAGGATTGGGTGTTCAGGTCAACAGGAATAGGAGAACCATTCTCTTGAGTCATGCTTGGCATCACAAAATCAGCATCAACCTTATCATACAGTTCAAGGAATGCTTGCTTGGTTTCGTCGTCAAAACGATTCACACACACTTGGATTGCCTTTGCCTTATCTTGGAAGATACTGTAAGCACGGACAATGTGGACCAAACGACGGGTGCTGATGATTTCCTCAATACCACCATCATAGAAGGTCTTGCGAATGATGTCTGCCCAGTCTACAAGGCGCTTACAGAAGTCGCGGTCTTCCACACCAAGATCCAGAGCGATGCCTTCAAGGATCTTCTGCTCGGTGCTGGGAGCGGGATAGGACTGTTCAAAGGTTACAGGGAAACGCTCAAGGAATGCTTCGTTAAGAACGTTGGTGCCAATGAAACGTCCGTCATCAGAACCCTTACCTTTTGTATTGGCAGTTGCAATGACGTTAAAACCCAAGGAAGGTTTGACATACTTACCAATCTTCTTAAGAAAGACACCCTTTCCTTCAAGTACAGACTGCAGGCAGAGGATTTTGTTGGAGGCAAGGTCAATTTCGTCCAAGAGCAATACAGCACCACGCTCAAGTGCTTCTACTACAGGACCATTGTGCCAGACAGTTTCTCCATTCACAAGACGAAAACCACCAATCAAATCATCCTCATCAGTTTCGATTGTGATGTTGACACGGATCAGTTCCCGACCGAGTTGAGCACACGCTTGCTCCACCGAGAACGTTTTACCGTTACCCGACAGACCCGTGATAAACGCAGGGTAAAAGATACGGGACTGAATAATTTTTTTAATATCACCAAAGTTACCAAACTTGACGAAGGTATCATCTTTATCAGGAATGAGGTTTTGTTCGACAGAGGGAAGAACTGCAGGTGCTTGATAAGAACGCTCAATTTCTTCAACACGTTCTTGAGTAACTTCCAGATTCCAACGTCCACGATCAGTCTTGAACGGTTCAAGGTGACGGGTCACGGTTTGATAATTCAAACCGCGAGAAGCACAAAATCCACGAAGATCTCCAGAGATAATTTCGGAACCATAGAGTTCTTTGATGCTTTCAATCAGTTGTTGGTTGTTCACAGAAGACTTGCGAGGCATGACGTAATTGGGTGTTTCATTTGAACTCTCATATTATACAGACAAAAAAGGGGCATCCAAGTGCCCCGTGTGACAGTTTGGAAACTGGTACAGTCAATTCCTTTTCTTAGAAACCTTTGGAGTTGGTGCTGGTTTTTCAGCAACAACTTCTTCAGTCTTCACTAACTCTGATACTGGTTCTGGAGATGGTACTGTCTCTTGAAATAGGTCCGAAAATCTGCTCATCTTTTTAGTTAGAATTCCTTAAAATTATTTATCAAGCAATTAGTTCCACAAATTCACCAAGAATCTTTTTATTCATTTTTTTAGACTTTAAACTCTTAACAAATGCAGATTTGATTTGCGATTTGGTTGCACATTCATGAACATCAAACTCGGTTTCTTGTGCCAATGCGGCAGCAGAGAGACCAAAGTAAGAATGATATCCAGATTTTTTAATCGTAAATGCTTTTTCTTTTTTCCAAGAGTTCATTACTTTATCATATTCATCACCGTAATATCCACAATAACGACGAATAAAATGTCCAGCATCACGACTTTCTAGGACACGAATACCAATGAAATTAATATCGATAAATCGGTCACGAAGATTATGAAGAAGAATATCGGTAAATTCACTCAATTCTACATCACAAGAATAGGTGTTACCTGTCTTCCGATCACGAAGAAAAGAATTAGGACCAATGTGAGCAACCCCAATATAAGGTTCATCTTCCCACCGACGCTGAACTTCACGATGATATTTAATCATACATGCTTCACCATCTGTCAAAATAATACATTGAACTTTTTGAAGTTTGTTTTCTTTTTGGAACTTAGGAAGAATTTGATGCAGTGAAATAAGAGATTCATTCAAAGGAGTTCCAGACAAACTCAAACCAGTAGGAGTAGGATATGAGCAATTAGACCACCGACCAAACGAAGTAGCAAGACGGAAAACATTCTTCATTTGGTCATCCAATGTCTTAGCATTTACCTTACTAGTAAGAAGATTCATCATAGAAAACCATTCGCCAACCTGAACCAAACCATCTTTTTTCTTATAAGCAAGTTCACGAAGATTTGCTTTACCATTCTCATTATAAGTCACCAAAGGATAATCACAAGTAAAAGCATAAACTTCAAAAGGAATGGAAACTTTCTTGCAGAACCAAACCAAATTGAAAAGTTGCTTGACTGTATCCAACATCACATCTCCCATTGAACCAGACCAATCTAGAACAAAGACAAGACCATGATTCTTACCGTCAGCAAGAGTAGTTACCTTACGAAAAAGATCTTCATTATATTTGTAAGTATGGAGTTTAGTACAATCCAAAACACCAGTGCGAGCAGTAGAAGCACGGGAATAAGAATCTGCTGCCTTACGACACTCAAACTCTTTTACCAGATAGTTAACTTCTTTTTGAGCAGAACGCTTAAACTGATTAAATTGCAAATCAACATTGCCGAATACAAATTCTTGAGTATAATCCCTACAACTCATCCAATTGTTCCACTCATTCTGACAACGAGTATGAATCTCACCATTTGGAACAATAATTTTTTTCAAGTCCAATTGGGGCAATTCAATATATACATTCTCATAACCATCATTATTAACAAGATCTTTCAGCGCCTCCTCTAAAGAGTCCATTGTCTTAACTTCTGGTTCATTATCCTTTTCTCCACCAGTGGGAGACTTAGTTTGCTGTTGCTGAGAAGTTTCACTGGAAGGCGCACCATCTGAACCATCAGTTTCGGATTGACCATTCTCACCTTCTTGTTGGTCAAAAAAGTCAGAAGCAGGTTGTTGATTAGCGCCAGAATCTTGGGACTGGAGATTATCCAGTTGGATATTAGTTTCTTCGTGTTGCTTTTGCTTGCAATATTTGTACAATGCCTCAGAAGCAATCAAAACATCGGCAAAGGTCTCAGTTTCTGCAATCATATTAATGATTTCAGTCTCTTCACCACGGTCAATAAAAATATTAGTAAAATTACCAATCTTAAACCAAAGGTTTGTACGATCGGCAAGATTCATCTCATCAATTTTCTCATCAGCAAGTTGAAAGAAATCCTGATCGGCAAGTTCCTTGTACCCATTGAAAAAGGTTTTGGCAAGACCAGGATAACGACGCTTCATCAGTTTTTCAATGCGAGCGTCTTCCACAATATTCACAAACTGAGGAGGAACCTTTACGTTTACGGTCCAATCCTCATCTGGTGTATAAAGGGCGTGTCCCACCTCATGCCCCACCAGCAGGTCATACACGGTGTTGCTTGCCTTCTCCCACATCGGCAGGGTAAGCACACGGGTGTGAACGTTAAACTGAGCAGTCTCTACCTTCTTGTGCTCAACCACAAGGTCTTCGGTAGCAAGCAGTTTGGCAAGTTGGGATTTGATTTCGTGAGAGACAGTCATGGGTTTTGTTTTGAGACACCACTAGTATACAAAAAAAGAGGGTGCTGAGACCCTCTAGTGTGCCAGTTTGGAAAGTGGACTCAAACCTCTTGTTCAATAATGTTTTGAATCCACTGTTCACTCATAGCATTCATGATACCTTCTGCAGATTTTTCATCTGATGCAAATCCTTCATCAAGGAGATAATTGCAAACAAATTGCTCCTTTGCCATTTGCGTAGTATATTTTTTACCAGCATAAGTAAATGTTGTTTGAACTGGATCCCCAATTCTCTTTGCTTCCTTTTCTTTTCTTCTTGCCTCTCTGAAAGCATCATCAAAAGTAGAACCAATCTTACGAGAACCAACTTTTAAACGACTGCGAATTTGTCCTGTTGGTTTATCCATAGATGGTTTATCCATAGTATTATAAACATTAGTTTTTATGTTCTTTCTCAATTCAGCATCACGTTTACGCTTTTCACCCTTCAATCCTTGATCAACTGCTGCGGTTCCAGCAGCTGCTGCACCAACAATTCCTGCAGTTTTTAGATTTCTAGATAAAGCAGAAATTGGAGATTTTGACGGACCACCAGAAGAAGATGATCCTGTTGCATATTTTTCCAAACCTGGATACTTCATATTTCCAGTTTTTTCTGCAGGTGATAAAGTAGCACGAACAGTTTGTGTCAAACCACTACCTTTAGATGGTTTCCCACCTCCAGAAGTAGATGTCTTTGAGGTTGGTTTAGGTGCCTTGGTACGAACCAATGCGCCCGCTGGTTCAGCAGACTTAGTTGCCTTAGGAAGTGCCTCTGGTTTAAAAGTTGGTTTAGGTGCCTTGGTACGAACCAATGCGCCCGCAGGTTCAGCAGACTTAGTTGCCTTAGGAAGTGCTTCAGGTTT